TGAGTTGTTCCGCCAGTGTCAGCGCTTCCTGCTCTGTCAACTTGGCAATGCGAACGGCCAACTCTGGAAATCCAGAGCGCACTGCATCCAATCGGATGGCGCCATCTTCGTGCTTGAGAGCATCAATGCTTGCAAACTCTTTCAAGCCAGCAAGGTCAATGATGTTGACCTGTTCGACCACATCTTCTAGCAGGTCAAGGTTGGCATCCTGCTCTTCCAGGTAGATGGTGAATTCACCAGCCCCATTTGAGTGGACGCTGAACAGCGCTTCGCGGTAATTCATTTGCGCTCCAATGCCTGCGCTATGCGCTTCTGCTTAGAATCCCACTGCTGGGCTTCTCTGATGGCTTCATCCAGCGGGCTGGCGTCATACCGTAGAACGGCCACGATAACCCCTAGAATGCCCGCTAAAGCCCCAATAATCACTATCTGGTCCATATGGACCCCCTTTCCGTTGGCCTAAGTATGACCTAGGCGGCTGACAGCCTAGGGACGACACGCCGATGGGGTCAATCTGGGGTTGTATGGACAATCGTATGGACATCTGGTTGAATTCTCTTATTGGGGAAAGGCCCCAGGAAACGGAAGAAGAAAATGAACGCAAAGCAGACAGTCGAAAGAATGGCAAAAGAACTTACAAACGCTGGTTACAAATTGCATTCAACAGAAGTAGCAGATGACAAATTGATGTTTGCATTTGTAACACCAGAAAACAGCAACATCTTCACAAAGAGCGAAATGTTTTATATCTCAGCATCTTATGGTGAATACACAAATCGTTGGAGAGCATTTTTCTTTTACTCAAGTCACGGTCTTTTTATTGATTCAGTTCACAAATCAAAAATGTCATATCGTGATATGTGGGACCAAATCAATTTTTCAATCAAATATGAAATCTCATTTCTTCCAAAGGTCGGTGCATAATGACAACAGCAACAGCAGAAAAGAAAACTTACAAGACTTTGACTTGGCAAGCAGTCAAGAAGATGGCAACCGAAATGGGTGTCGCGTTTTATTCAGATTCATCTCGCTACAAAGACAACGGACTTGGATTGCGATTAGGTGGTTGGGATAAGACAGAAATTCGCTTTGAAGGTTATGAGTCTGTGTACACGGACAGCGATTGGACTCGCAGAAGATTCCACGCTATCACGCAAGAAAATTTATTGCTGAAGTTAGAACTTTGGGCATTAAAGAATGGCGTCACTTATGAACTAAAAGTATTTGAGCGCAACTATGGTGCAAAGGATTATCAACTTCGTATTGTGGAAAAGGTCGGTGCATAATGACAACGCAACTTATTTTCTGTGGTGTCTGTGATAAAGCAACATATTCTTCTGGACATCGTTATCACCTTGAGCGCTGCTCTTATCTCGCTCGCGGTTATGACTGCTACTGCTTGGAAAGTGACAACCTATTCTGCAACTGTGAGGTGAAGTAATGCAAACCTGTGTTCTCTGTGGCTTCAACAATACTTTTTATGGCATTCAGCATTCCAATGGCAATGCCATCTGTATGACTTGCGTTTTTGAAATCAAGAATGCATATATTCAAGTTAGAGAATTTCCATACGAAGATGCAAAGGTCGGTGCATAATGCTTGACCTACTCTTTGGCACGCACATCGGCGGCTGGCAGGCGATGGTCCAGTTCTTCTTCTGGACCGGAATTTCATTGGTCTTGGTTCTTCGTTGGATGAAAAGGAATGCACGATGAGCGCAATGAGCAACTTGCACCTGCAACTGACAACAGCGATGAATCACACCGCTGACAAACTTCGCGATGCGACCGCCGATGGCTCTGGCGAAGTCCTAGAAGCCACCTGTATGACAGCAATTGAGATTCTGCAAATCTGCGCCAATGCACTGGCGGAAATACGCGAAGCCAGTGAAGGAGTCAGCAGTGGACATTAGAAAATGCCAGCGATGCGGTCAGATTGATTGGCAACAAGGTTTTCACATTCCGTGTAAATGTAATCGAAAGGAGAAGAAATGAAGAAGATTCGGTCCGTCCGTGTCAGCGATTCGCTGTGGTACAAGGTCAAACTCAAGGCCAAGGAAGAAGATAGAACTGTCAGCGAAGTCATCGTTGATTACTTGCGTGAATATGTAAAAGCCTAAAAAGCAAGAAGAACCCCCACACTGGAAAGGTGTCAGTGTGGGGGTTCTTCCTTATCGCTAGGGGATAAAAACTATTGTTTATCCTGGTTGCGTTTTATTTCAGCGAGTTCGGCAGCAATACTAAAGTATGCGGCACCATCAATGAAAGTGTCATCTTTGGAGTATTCAAAATTTTGTTGCAGTCTGGCAATCTTCACCAGCGCCATACAGATTGCAACCTGCATTGGCGATACTTCTGTCCCAAGGTAGGCAGACCACAAGACTGCAATTCTTCGATGATTCTCATATGGCGTTCCATAATCTTCTTGGCGGTCGCCATACATCAGCCTTTCGGCTTCTTTGAGAATTTCCCCCCGTTTCATCTGAACTACTCTCCTTCTTCCAAATCCTCAATGTCAGTGTAAAGAGCAACTTCTGTTTTTTGATTTTCTACGCGCTGTGCGTACTCACCAAGACCTAGAGCGGAAAGCACGAACGCAACTGCTGCTTCGGTTGGCATCTCTGGTGAGAGCGCGGAAACTATCAGAGCAACTGCTGATGAAACAAACGCTGCTACGCGAGCAGGATTCTTGTGAACAAATGACTTCAACTTTTCCATTCTTACTCCTTGAACTTAGGCTTACCGAATCCCACGATTGAGACTGGTTCTTGGCGCTTCAACTTCAAACGCTTGGTCTTTTTGTAGGTTCTGGTCTTGAAGGCAACCATACCGCCATTGCGTTGGTCTCCTTTTGAATCGCCAGAAGTATTTCCTTCAATTGTATGGACGATGCCTTTGCGAGCCTGCACGCCGATGACAATGCCGATATGACTAATCCGCTCGACTCCGTCACCTGGGAAGTCAAAGAAGGCTAGGTCGCCTGGCTCTGGCCTTGCGGTGGCGGCATCCTGCCACTGACCACGGGATTGAAAGGCTGTGGCTCCAGCCAGCGTTGAGATGCAATTAGGGATGCGCAGACCAACCTTCTTGGCGCACCACATTACGAATGACCCGCACCAAGGCAGGTAGTTCGCTCCCATCTCCTTGCCAAACTTTGTCTCATTCTCTTTCGGGCCTTCGGTGTATCCAACTTCAGCCCAAGCGACCTGAATGAATCTGTCGCGCTGTGTCATTTGCGGGTTCTCTTTTGCTTGGTCAGCAGAAGGCTGTAAATCTCATCTACCCGCTCTTCCAAACGATTGACTTGGTCTTTCAAACTTGAGCCAGAGTTGGGCTTGAGTTCTGCCAAGTAGTGCTGCACTAGCCATTTGACTCCGTAGGCAAATGAGCCAACAAGTGTGCTGACAGCAACTGCCAGGGTTGCGATGTCGGTTGGTGACATTATTTCTCCTTCAGCAAGACCTGAATATCATCAAACAGGTCTATATGGTCATCAATCGTTCTTTGTATCGGAACAATTTCTGCAACTAGGTCCATTTTCTAACTTCTTGATTGTGGCTTTGAGAATCGCATTCTCTTGAGCCATTGAACCAATCTGTTCCCGCATTGCCTGCAATACGGTTGCTAGGTCCAATTCAGTTTCCATCTATTCCCCCTTGAGCAGTGCTATTTCTTTGTAAAGGTCTTGAATCAAAGCGAGCAATCCAGGAACAATCATTCTGTCATTCCAAGATTCAACTTCACCATTTTCATAATCTGCTGCGACTGGATAGACAGCATCAACTTCTTCAGCAATAAATCCAGGAATCAAAGCGCCAAAGCGACTGTCAGATTCCGATAGATAATCTTCGCGATAGGTAAATGCTCGCACTGGCAAATCAAGTAATTTCTTTGGGTCAAGTTCATCAATATCAGTCAAAGTTGTGATGTTCTCTTTGTATCTCTGGCTTGATGCAGTGCTTCGCGTAACGCGACCAAGAGTAATAGTGACGCGGCCATTGGCGGCATCTGTGACCGTTGTATGGTTTGGAGTGAACAAGTCACGGTTGGCAGTGACATCATTAGTTGCAGTTATACTATTGCTGGCAGTTATATTTCCGCTTGATGATATAGTTCCGCCGCTAACTGTTCCTGATGCGCTAACATTTGTGGCATTATTTAGATTGCCATTATTCAAATTGATGTTTCCACCATTTGACATAGAAATTGCTGTTCCAGTACCGCGAACAATATAAGTGTCAAAACTTGCTTGACCAAAAGTTCCAGTTGAAATGTAATTTGTTCCATCGCCAAATGATGTGGCTCCGATGGTAAATCCACCAATAGTTCCAGTTGCGGCAGTTAAAGTTCCAGCAGCAGTAACATTGAAACTTGACCCATTTGTGATGGTATAACCAGTCAAAGTTCCTGCAACAAGTTTATCTGTTGTGATTGAACCAGCAGCAATCTGGGATGCTGTAATGGTTGCTGCTGCGATTTTATCGCCTGTGATTGTGCCTGCAACAAGTTTTGTTCCAGTAATAGATGCTGCAGCAATTCGGTCAGCAGCCAAGGTGCCAGTGGAGATATTGCCAGCATTGAGATTGGAAACTGTGATGACTGATGCATCAATGGTTCCTGATGTAATTTTGTTAGCAGATAAATTGGCAAGAGCATTATTTCCTAGAGGAACTGCAACTCCCCAAGAGCCTGATGTGTAACGATAGATTTTATTGTCATCATCAGTATCAAACCAAAGGTCGCCTTCGGCAAATGGTCCAGTGCTGGGTTGCGTGGTCTGACGATAAACGCGGTTCTTGCCATCGGCAGTGGTCTGTGCCGCTGTAGCGGCTGACTGTGCCGCGGCGATTGCAGTATCTTGAACAGATACCCAGGCAGTTCCATTGTAATAATACTGTTTGTAGCCATCGTCAGTATCAAACCAAAGGTCGCCTTCTTTCAAAGAAGGGTCAGTTGGCGCTGATGCCTGGTAATAAACAACAGCACCAGAGTTGAGAACAATTTGGTCAATTGTGTTGGCAAGACCATCAGCAGTATCTGGTACAGCAGGCACCACAGATGAAACAGTAAAGTCAGCAGTCTGTGTGACTGTGATTGGCGTATTAGTAATCTGTGGACATAATGGCATCGCTTACCCCTAGATTGTTATTGAATATGGATTGATGGGCGATGTGTGAAATGTAACCTGCCAATCATCATTGGTGATTTTGTGGTTCATTCCTTCAATGACAAGGTTATATTGCAAATTTCGATTATCAACAGTGCGGCGTTTGACGCTGACCTGGTCACCAATTTCGCAGGCTAAGAAATCAGGATAAAGAACTCCAAGATTCAAAGCGCTGAAATCAATTTGCTTGGCATAAGTTTCTGGAGTCGCCTGCTGGCGTGATTGGTATAAAGCAAGATTGGTTCCACTGGTTTCGCTCAAGATTGGCGCATCAAAGCGTTTGGAAACCAAGCCATAAGAATTCTTGCTTGGATTGTAAGTTGATGTCACTGTTGCTGAAGCGCCACGGTCAATGATGGCTTGATTGACCACATAGTAGGTTCCTGGGTCAACAACCAATCCTTGATACACAGCAGAAAATGCATCGCCTTGGTCTGAAAATAGTAATTGAGTTGGGCGTGAGAATTTGTCTGATAACGGAACGAGCGTGGCAACGCCACTGCGAGAGATATAAAAACGACCCGCAATGGCATTCACAGCCTGGTTAATCATTACCAGACAGGATTTGCCTTGGACCGTTGATTGCAGCGTTGTGGTACCAGTCAATGACCGAGCAGTGGCTGACCATCCTGCGTAATCCAACATTCGCCCAACGCGAGTTGCCGCTGTCTCTGAGAATTGCAATGAAGCAAGGACAGGGGCCTGCGCATCGGCGATGTATCCAAGACCATCAACAAATGTCATTGTGACGGTCGGATAGTGGCCTTGATTGACGATGCTTGATTCCAAATAACCTTGATAAATCGTATATGGAGTTGATGACCAGGTAGCCTGAATGCGCATCAACAAACCAGCCTTCAGGTTTGGATACCAGGTACTTGATGCATTGTCTGGGTCATAGTTGCCTGAATAATTATTGAACACGATGCTGGCAACACCAGCCTGATTCAAGATGTCATATTGCTTCAAGCCACGGCGGATATTTGTTTCAAGAACATCTGTCGCTGTAGTTGATGTCCAAGTTGACCCAATGTAAAACTGCACTGCGATTGACGGCGCAATGACCCCATTATAGTTTGCCATTATTCCATTGCTCTTGTTCTAAAGAATCCGCCACCAGCGCCTGCGCCGCGCCTTCTTTGTAATGTATTCAATCCTGTTTCAATCTCAACAATGTAATCATCCTTGGTTCCGTGTGGAGTATTGATTGTTACATTTACATTTGGATTTCCGGAATTTATGATTGAACCATTTCCAGTAGCAGAACCATCACCTTGAGCAGCAAGTGAAACTGTAGGCGATGACTTAGCAATTCTTCCTTGACGATTTAGATTTTCTTGAATGGAAGCAGCAGTTGCCTTGGCTTCAATTTCTGCAGTCATCAATGTCAAGCCATACTTCTTGAGCATTTGATTGACGATTTTTTGCTCTGTCGTAAGTTCTTTTTTCTTGGCGTTGTTGAGATTATTCTGGGCTTTGGTAAGAGCAGCAAGTAATGCTGCCTGTGGGTCTGTCTTTGCGGTTGGAGCAGTGATAGTTGATGCTGAACCTGTTGACATTGCGTAATTGCCCAAAGGACCTGTTTTTTGCGCTCTTGCCTTATCTCCAGCAGATTTCAACCCGCCATAGATAGCGGCGGCACCGCCAACGGCGGCAAGCGCTGCACTGGCTGCAACTACTGTAGTTCCGCCTGATGCGAATGCTGCAGCAATGGCTGCGCCTGCTGCTGTAGTTCTAAGAGCAGCAAAAGCGCCAGTCAGTGTCTGAATCGCAGTGACAAATGCAGCGATTCTTCCTACTACAAACATTGTTCCAATGATTCCAGCAAAGGTCTTAACTAGACCCATATTGTTTGAAATCCAATCGGCAAGAGCGATACCAGCAAGAATTATCTTGACCACTCCATCGCTGACTGCTTGAAGTCCTTTTACAAGTTTTTCACTGTTAGTAGCAATCCAGGCTTCAATCTGTGGCAATACTTTATTCTGAATGACAGTTGCAAACTTCTCAATGACTGGCAGAAGTTTATATCCGAGAGTCTCAAGGATTTCACTGTAGCGAATACGCAAGATAGCAAGTCTGAATTCAAGAGTGTTGGCGCGTGCTGCTGCTGAACCCTGTGTTGCTTTATTTACTTCATTGAATACCGCCGCTAAGTCTTTTGATTTGATAGCAGTGGCAGTGATACCTGGAACAAGTTTTTGCAGGCCACGGAAATTACCCTGTAGAGCGCGAGTGACTGCTGTTGTTGCAGTGCTTAAATCAACACCTGCAAAGGCTGAGACATCAAGAGCGGTTGCGAGCAAACTCTGAGCAGAACTGACTGAACCCGTTACTGCCGCTAGTTTCGCCAGCGATGGTCTCAATTCATCATCAACGACACCAACTTCAAGTTGTAATTTTGAAACATAGGCTTCTACTGATGCAATGGCAGCATCGGTTGCGCCTGTTGTGTTGCGAAGGCTATTGGCAAGAAGTACCTGGCTCTTCTGGTCTGCAATGGCAGCCTGGACTGCATCCTTGCCAATCTTGATGGCGAATGCTCCGACTGCAGCGGTTGCTACCGCAAATGCACGAACTGTTTTCTTGCTAAAATCATCAAAACCTTTGCCAAGTTTTGTAATGTCTTTTCTGGCAGCCTTGGAACCCTTATCAGAATATTGGGTAATAATCCGCGCTACAACTGCGCCAACTGCCATCGTTATACCCGCTCTCTATTCAAATGCTTTTGTAATTCTGCTTTTGCTTCTTCTAATGCTTTATTCACATTGGTTTCGATTTTAGCGCGGTCTTTATCAACAACACGCCAAATCAAACGCGAAGCAGGTTTGAATCTGGCAGATAAAGTACGCATAAATTGGTCACCTTGACGGCGACCAGTTGCATCTTTACCACTTTTGCGACCAGCAACTTCAAAGATTGCTCCAGCGGCTGATTTATTCAATAACGCACCAGCGCTCGTTGTGTAATCAGCGCGAACTTTTCCTTGAGCCTTAGTTTTACGAATACCTGCAACAACTTCACCTGTATTCCAGGCAGGCCAACCAGAACCACCACGGGAACTGCTTTGAGGTCTGGCGGCGTTATATGGCCGCCAGCCGCTCATTGGAGTATCTGATTTACCGTTGCTGATACCGCGAGCAATGCCATGGGCATCGCGTTCAGCGCTCGCAAGTTCTGTATTGATAACTTTGTTGAATTTACGAACAGCGGATTTATCAAACTCTTTCAAAGCATCAAGTGTCTCTTTGATGCCAGTGAGAACTATGACTTCATCCGCCATGTTTTTTAGCCCGCTCTTTCATATAAACACCGATTGCTTCCAGGATGCCATCAGGAGCATCTAGTAAGTCAACTGGCGAAATCCCAGTCTCCACCGCAATTGCTGCAACCGTATAGGTTAGGCTTTCGCGGTGGATTCGAAATTTGGGTCGGCATCCAATTCTGCGCTGAGAATCGTATCTAAATAATCAGGTCCGAATGGTTTGACCACAACTCCATTGACTTGCTGTGCTTTCCAAGCCAACCAATAGATATGTTCAATTTTTTGCTCGTCCCCAATCAATTTAGGCAGTCCTTTGCCAAAGTTCTGCTCAAATGCAACGATGATGCGTGGAGTCAGTTTATAGATTGACTCATTACCATCGGCAGTTTTTACTTTGATTGCTAAACCGTCCATCATTTCCCCCTTAGTTTGTTATGCGGTTGTTTTTGTAATTGCGCCTGAGATTGGCCAGGTGACAGAGACAGTTGCCAATTCGCCAACTGAGCCTGATACTGATTGCCATTCTGTAATCAACGCAGAAAATCCATATGCAGGATTTGTTGTGGATGTAATTGCACTGGTTGGCTTTACTGTCATTGCAACTGCAGTGCCAATCTTGGTGCTTGCATCGCTTGGATAAATCAAT